ATATCACTATTTTCTATTGCGGCAGTCATTGCTTGTATGGCATTAGCTATAACTGTTATAGCAACATTACTTTCCATAACACAATCTATAAAGGATTGTGTTTGAATGATACAAGACATAGCTTTGTATGAACTAGCAAGAACATTCATTGCGTTCAGATTATTACATAAACCGGTCAATACCGTATTATTAGAAATTAATTTAGGTATTGTGATTTCATAGACGGAATCTTCTATCAATGCGTTCATTGCTGTTTCGCTGTTAAATAATTCTTCTAACGTTGTAACACCTTCAAATGCGGTAGAGACTACATTATAAATACCCGCCAATGCTTCTCCCACTTCTGAATTGATAATAGCAAACTCCAAAACCTCTTCATATACATTATTATCATTCATAGTCAATTCATAATCTCTATACAATTCATGTAATATGTCTTTGTTGTTATATACATAACTATCTGTTCCATAGGTCTTATAATCATTTAACCATATAGAATGCTTTGCCCTATCTACTGTAGGCTTATCTGCAATCTGTATTACTTGTTTTGCCATTATTCTTCATCTCCTTTCGCTTCTATTTCTTCTGTTCCATCATCATAGGTTACGCATAAAATTCCATCTACGACAGAGAATTCAATCCCTTCTCCTTTTGCACAAGCATTTTCAATGGTATCTATCTTCTGCAACAGCTCATCTACGCTTTCCTGTAGCGCATACACATCATTTTTTACTATTATTGTTGTTTCTGCTGCATTATTTACAGCTATTAAATAGCCTTGCATGATTTGTGCCGGATATCCATTGTACGCAGGCATATAGTCCCCTGTGCTTCCTGTCGATACCGCAACACTGTATAGGACCTCAATATCGCTTCCTTGCTCTCTTGCAAATACTCCAATTTCATTTATGTAGAATCCTTCTTTTACAAGTATTGTTTCTGTCGCATCATCGTAATTAGAGATAAGAGTACGCAATATTATTGCATTATCGTTTACTACTTCTTTGCTTACTATATCATAGCTTCCTCTTTCGCTTTTCAAAGTCTCAAATGACTCCATGTTTTCTCTTTCTTTTTCCTCTTTCGTGTAAATTCCATCACCAACTGCAATCCGAGTAAATTCAATGGTACACTCACCCGCCTGTGCTTTGTTAAGCAATTCAATTCCGGTCTGGGTCATCACTGCATGATTAAACGGCTGTGCCATTCCCTTCTCCCTCCTTACGTATTCATATCTCCTGTATTATTATCAAAATATCCATCTACAATTAAAGGTGCTTTTGTATATGACAACACTCCTGTCCCGATGTATGCATCAGACATTATCGTTCTATCAATTATCACAATATCTAAATGCGAACGAATATTTTTTACCATTTTGATTAATTTTAAAAACAATTCATCTATATCGTCTGTCAAAACTGCGCTTGTACTAATTTTAAAGTGATATGGTTCTCCTCCATACTCGAACCATTCTTTTACATCTCCTCCTCCAAATACATAGTCAATCATCTCCTTTACAGCATCAGGTGTTCCAGCTTTTGCATGCAATCTAAGAGTATTTTTTATGATCGTTCTTTTCTTAGAAATCTCCATGTCATTCTCGTAATAATGCGATCTTAATTCTATTGCAAGCACGTCCAAAATTTTTTCCGGCAATCTGTCTATCCCGGCATACACCATTGATTGTTCCAGTTGTTCTAAAATCTTTTGATTTGCTTTCATAATTGCATATCCCAGTGCTTGCACCTCTGGTTTCTCTGCCAGCCAATATGGTACAATTTGATCTATTTTACTATCTGATAACTTAACCATTTTCAATCCCCCCATATATGAGTGTCAGGCTTTTGTTTTGTGCGATACTTGTACTTCCTACCTCTTCAAAATCAGGTGATATCACCTCCACCCTCTTTGCTCCAGCTTGGACCATTCTGTAGATAAGTTCCGACGGATTCACATCACGTCCAATCGTAGAATTCTGCCATTTTACGTATTCATTTACCGCATTTTGTACTAGCTCTTGTACTAGAGAAGCAACACTTTTCTTTGCTTCTCCAATCCAATATTTTACTTCTATGCCATATTCATGTATATCTGGAGCAGATATTTTTACATTGTCTGTAAGTGGTCTTTTATCAGTAGCACTTACGTACTCTAAGACCTCTTCTATAACATCCTCCCCTGGTATCTCTCCATCATTTAAAATAAATCTAATATCTACTTCTCCCGGCGATGATGATACCACTGATACATCAGATACACTGGCATTTGCTTCCTTCACAAAATATTTGTACGCATCCTCCGGCCCCGCTACGCTATATCCCGCCGGAGCCAGATATATCCTTTCTGTAAAATTTTCGTCTGTTTCTTCACCCGCCCCACCGCTTGTTGTAGTAATATTTTCTGCAGTTGCTATAAAAGCGACCGAATCAACTATTGTATTAATTTCCCCGGGCATAAGATCGTTTGCAGCATCGCCAATTTCTGTACACTCTGCCTCCACATCTATATAGGTGTCCCCAATTGCTATTTCTGCATATTCTGTTGTCTGAAAATAATAATCCCCGCCGGCTATTCTTGTGCCTTCATTAATTGCTGTCACTGCTTCTCTTGCTTCTTCTAAAGTAAAACGTATAGTTGTTACCGCTTTGCTCCCTTCCAGTCTTGCGACGCCTCTCAATGCCCCTATTTGATCCAAAAATGCAGATTCCGCATATTTTAAAAGATTTTGTTTTCCCATCTCATCCATATATTTGAAAATTTGATATAGCTGTAAGCTGCAAGCGCAAAGAATAATACGATAAGGATCTGCTTTCGCTAAAGTTACACTCTCTCCTGTGATTTCTTCATATTTCTCTTGATAATCTTTCACTAACTGCTCTTGTATATCGCTCACTTCTAAATCATCAATAAATGTAATGTCAGGAATGTTATTCAAAGCATCTATCACTCGTCCTCATCCTCCTCGTCTTCTTCGTAATCTTCATTTTCCTTTACTTTAATATGGGGAATAAGTTTTTCATTTTCAGCTTCAAATGTTACTTTTGTCACCTCTACTCTTGGTTCATAGAGTTCTGTTTTTTTCCACTATGTCTAAGATATACATATTTTTTGCTATCGGTAAAGGTTTGTCCAAACATTCAATACTTAGGCCAAATTCCCTATCCAACGGGCAGGTGCCTTCTATTGTGGAATATAAACATCTTAAGCATCCTGTTATTTCCTCGCTCAACAATCCATCAGAATCAACGATTGCGCTTTGTGTTGCAATTGTCATATTCGCACCTCCTCATCACCCTACATATTCTTCAAATGTAACATCCAATGTTGCTTTACATAATACTCCGTTCAGCATTACTACATCCCAAGCCTCCGTCATTTCTGTAATTCTGTACTTTCTTGTCCCTACTTTTTCCCCACCAATTATCAAACGTTCTACCTTTCCTTGTTTTATTGCTTTTTCGATTTTTTTAATCACTTTGCCGGGATTTGTGCCAAGCCCTTTGTCTAGCGTGATACTCATGCTTATAGTATCCAGCCCGGCACCAAGGAATTCGGTCTTTTCTTTTTTCTTGATTGATTCGTGCGTTATCCATCTTCCAGTTACAGTTCTAGTCATGTCACTAAACGTATTCACTTTGTCACTGCTTACCGTAAATGTTAATATAGATCCAAATGTCCCTATTACAGATTCGGAACTCAATTTTTGTGATTGAAGCACGCTCGTGCTGTAATCCGATATTGTCTTTGTTTTCTTGTTTATTTTGCTTGTTTTTGTTTTTACAAGTTTGGTCTTTTCTCCTTTTTCCTTTTTATTCTTTTTGCTACTTTTTGATGCCATACTTATCACCACTTTCTATTCCCCCGGTGGATTGTTTTCGTTGTATATTTTCCCCAGACAAAGCCCTTCGTCTAAACTTTCGTCTCTATACAATACTGCAACCTCGTCCCCAATCTGCGGAATACCTGCAGACACCAAGCAATTTATGTTTGATGTTGTTACTATATCATCCATATCTTCGTACAGCACTTCGATTGTTCCATTTTTTTTATTTACTTTTGAAACTTTTCCTATTCCTACCATACGTGCCTCCTATTTTATGTAATTCTTTCTGTAATTTTTCTGCATTCGACCTGCACTTTATATCCGTCTGATAGCGTGTGTCTCACTCTTGTCACAAAATATTTCCCATTTATTTTCTTCATGCCGGATATCGTGATACAAGAAGTTGCTGTTAAAAAAAACGGTGTTCTTAAAGTAAAACTCAATTTTGTTGTATCTGCATTTTCTTTGTTTACTCTCGCGAGTGCTACCCTGATTGCATCCTCTTTATTGTCTACTTTTTCAGACAGAGATAATAGTCTTTTTGTCGTTCCATGCTGTGTTTCTATTTTCTTTCCCGATGAAGTTTTGTATGACAGTTTTACACCCGTGTAATTCCCGTTTATTGTTGTTCGATATGTCCATCCAGGTTCCATCTGCCTAGGTGTAATTGTTTTGATAGATTTTCTGTTTTCGTACCGTTCAATTCCATATATCACGATTTTATTCGAATACAACTTCATTCCGCATCCGTATTTTTCTGTAAGAGAACTTAAGAAGCTGCTGTCCGTTTGTTTGCTCTGTTCCAATGCAACTATGCGTATTTCTGGTGCATCGTATACTATCTTTAAGTTCGGATAAGTCTTCGAAATATCTTCCGCCACTTGCTTTAAATTGGTGTTTTTCCATGTGCGACTTCGTTTTCTATTTTTGAATGCGTAACTCACCGGGTCTGATACCGCACTAAATGTCGCGGTGGATGGGTATCCTTGGAATTCCATTTCGTCTAAATGGAAAATACCGCATTTAAAGATTTTATCCGCATTCCCTCCGCCGGTTCATTTTTATGCGAGCGATAATTTGCGAGGCTTTCCCCGGCATCTTCGAGCCGTGCCATTTCCCTGAAACATCACTTAATGTAACAGAAATAGAATCGCTTGCTCCGTCTGATTCATCTATATAACTAAACGATTCCGCCTGCGCAGAATAATCTGTGCCTTCAATTTTTATTACTGTTCTGTATTTAAAAGGTTCCATTATTCATCACTCTCTTCCTCTTCGTCATCGTATCTCCAATCTGGAAGATTTGTTTCCTCTTCCTCTTCCAAATTAGGAATATAGATGTTCGTTCCTGAATCAAATATAAAAATACCCAAACAATCGAGGTTATGTTCCATAAGTGTTCCGATTTTTGTTTCATCGTTATATACAGATTTTGCAATTTTATCCCAAGTGTCTCCTTGCATCGTAGTGTATATACTCGCCATGCAAAACAACTCCTATCCATCTCATTAAAAGGCTGTTCTTTTTTTATTTCTCAAGTATCGCTCCATCATCGCTTCAAATTCCTCTTGTGCTAGTCTACTCGCTTCCTGAACATCTTCTTTACTTGCGTTCCCTTGTATAATAATTTGTGGTGCGTATTTAATTGTATTGGACTGTCCATCTTCTGTATTATCTAACATTTTCAGATATTTTGAAGTTGTCGTTGAACTACTGTCTCTATTCATGAGCTGTTCCGCCTGTGATGCCAGTGTCCTTTTCTCTGACGAGTACCCGTTATACATCCCAAGCCTTTTCCCGGCTTCTACCCATAAAGATTTCGCTCTTGCAGATCCGTCAAGCGGAATAGCAGCTTCTGGACATTCTTCCGCAAACCAGCTTAATGTCGGACTTTCGATAATAGAACCTTTTGCATTGTGTGCAACACTAGAAACATCCGCTTTTGTATTCGTGGTTGCCGCATGTACTTTTAGTCCTAACTCAAATGTGCTTGAGAAATTCTGTGTAAGAAGATTTTCCATTTGTTTCCTTACATTTTGCGCTTCTGTACTTAACGCATTGTTCGTAATCGTATTGTCTGTGTTTATCTTTACTCCAACATCTATAGCATTTGCAAATTTCGATTCTAATGCACTTGTTTCTTCGTCATACATCGTGTTTGCACTTTCGTTTGCCGCTTCCTGAGCTTTTGATTCCATTCCCTCTACAAGTTCTTCCGGAATATACGTCCCTTCTTCTTTCATAGTCTCAAGCAGTGTCACGTAGTCCTCATCGCTCAGTAATTTTTCTTGCAGCACTTCCCATATGGAATCCATGTCATTTCCATATGCCTTTAATGTTGTAATCTGTTGGATATCGTCTTCTATACCTGCCAACTTATCCGTTATTTCTTGTGGCACTTCTTCTCCAGCTTTGTTGTAGTCTTCGATTTGACTTTGATAATGTTGTTTCAACTCTTCCAAACTCTTAAGCCGTTCGTCAAGTTTTCCTGCCAGTTCACCTAATGCATCAACTGTATCTTGTGGCAATACATCTGTCATGAATTGTCCGGGCATGTCTCCCCACATTAGACCCGCACTGTAACGGAATTCTTCTGTGTTTCCCATGTATGATTTTAATATCTCATCATACTTTCCATCTGCCGTATTTAATTCATTGCTGTATTGCTCCGCTATTTTTCCTGTTAAGAATTCTGAAGCGTTTTGCTCTCCCTCTGCCACCTTCTCGTAATATTCATTCCATAACTTGTCTACATTACTGTCATACTGTTTCTTAGTTATTTCTCCATCATTCAGCATTGCTGATTCTGCCGCAATAGATTCCTGTAATGATTCTTTGTATCCATTTTTCAGCTCATCTAATTGATCATTCACTAGATCTTGCAAATTTTCAAAAGATTCGGCATTTATTTCTTTTCCTTCCCACTCTTTTTCTAATATCTGCATGTTTGCATCAAAACTGCTTTTTGCCATTCCGTCTGAAACCGCTGCCATCTGAGCCTGTATGTCTTGGATTTTTTTCTCTTCATCGATAGTCAAAAGCCCATCATTGAACGCCTTATTCACTGTTTTTTGTAGTTTCTTCCCAAGCTTCTCTAATTTTTTTTGTTTACCTGAGAAATACGAATCTACTTGGCTTGTCAGTTCTCCATTACCATCTGTCAAGAGATTAATGTTTAAAGAAATTGCATATCTCTCTTGCTCTACAAGCTCTTGTGTCTGGGAAATATAAGATTTAATATCTTCTTTGTATTGTTTTTTCTCGCTCTTTGACAACTTCATGCCAACTTCCACTTTCCAGTTCATCTTGTTTAGTGATGCAACTGTATCGTCTATCTCTTCGCTTATGTTGTCTACTTTTGACAATTCCTCTAATGCATTGTTGATTCCTTCGATACTTTTGTCGTTTATAATGCGACTTGCTACGTCTTCTAACTCTTCCATAGACAACGAAATATCTCCGAAATGCTCTGCAAGGTTCTGATTTTTTGCAGCTATGTCACACTTGTTAATATAAGTAGCTAGTCCTGCTGCACCGCCTAACGCAGCTCCTACCGCCAAAATAGCAACTGCAAATGGATTAGTCAGTATTCCTGCAAGAGTCCCAAAACTTTGCGCAACATCATATACCTTCTGAGCTGCTTTCAGTGATACAATCGTTGTCACAATTCCGGTTAAGGTCGATTCTATGACTTCTGGATGTTCTAACATCCATCCTGCTATGTTAATGAAAGGCTCTGAAAATTCAGCAATGGATTCTCCTGCATTTTTTAGATTTCGTACAACAGTAGGAATATTCTCTTTAATATTGTCAGCAAATTCTTCTATAAACCGATTCTCTCGAAGGTATTCTGTAATATCTCCCACCTCTGAGGTAATCGACTGCACAATTGCTCTTAAACCATCATCCATTTGTTCATAGATTTCGATTCCTAAGCCTTGTGTAGCACTTTCCAGTAAAGTCGTATCACCTTCTAAATTGTCAAGCTTAATGTCGGCCATCCGCTCCGCTGCACCTGTGGAATCGTTTATAGCTTCCGTCAATTTCTTAAAATCTTTATTAGACGTGTTTACAATTGCAAGAAGTCCATTCATTCCACTTTGCCCCGCTAACTGATAAGCGTAATTTTCATTTTTGCTCATCTGTAAGTCCATGAAATTTTTCTCTCAAATCCTCCATTACATCCGACAAAGCTCTTGCACTTCCATCTGAGTTGAACATCTCCAACCTTAATTCCTTCATTGCCTCTGTAGCATTTTTATTCGTACCACTCATACGAGTAAACATTTTTGCAAGCTGTGTTCCTGCTTTTTCTCCTTTAATTCCACTGTTAGCCATTACTCCAAGTGCTACTGCCACATCTTTTGTACTGTAGTTTAGTGCTCCTGCCGCTGTTGCAACCTGTTTAAAAGACTCTCCCATCATTGATACGTTTGTATTACTATTGCTTGCTGCCTGTGCCAAATCATCTACAAATCCTTGTGTATCTTCTGCTGTAAGTCCAAATGCTGTTAATGCGTCTGTTACAATATCTGATACAGTTCCCAAATCTTCTCCCGATGCTGCAGCCAAATTCATAATTCCGTCAATACCGTTCAGCATATCTTCTGTTTTCCATCCTGCCATTGCCATGTATTCCATAGCTTCTCCCGCCTCGGATGCCGAGAATGCGGTGTTTTCTCCAAGTTCTTTCGCTTTTGCATTCAGTTTTTCCATATCCGATGCTGTTGCTCCGGAAATTGCTTTTACCGTTGACATCTGCGCTTCAAAATCTTTTCCAACACTTATAGAAGCGGCTGCAATCCCTCCAACTGCAGTCGCTGTTGTTGCTGCTACCGTAGCTACTGCCTGTAATGCTTTTTTTGCCCCCGAAGAAAAGGAATCTATTACTTTGCTCGCATCTTCAAAACCGGACCCCAGTGAATTTCTTGCCGCATTGCTAGTAGTCGCAGCTTGTCTTGCAATAGAGCGTAATTCTCTCTCTGTAAGTCCCATCGAATTTTTAAATGACTGTTCAACTTGTCCTGCAATTTTTATTGCCATTTCGTATTCTTTACTTTTTCCCAAGCTGCGACGCCTCCTTCACAATTTCAAACAATTCAAAAACGGACAGGTTTGACAAATAGTCTATTCCTGTCCGCAATTTTACAGATAGTTGTATGATAATTTTCCTTAGCTTAGGTCCATCCTCCGGACTTAAGCCCGTCCGAAGAAAAAACTCGTCACCTTATTTTTCACTCTTAGCGCATCTCTTGGTGGTAAACCGTAATAAAACTCAATCGGGTGTTTGGATGCTCTTGAAGCAATCACAAGAGCGTATTCCATTGACAGTTCCGGCATAAATGAAAAACCACCGGAACGGTCGTGCATTCTGTTTGCTTCAATCATGTCTCTTGCTGTAATATTTTCCAGTCCCGACAACTCTACCTCGGTATATTCATTTCCTTCAAATTTGTATGGTTTTGTTAGCTTAACTACATTGTCAACCTCAATAATTTCTCCATTTTCTATTACCTCTACTTCTCTTTCCATATAGCTCCTCCTTTTTTTGTTAGATCATATTTCTAATATCAGCTAGCATGTCCACTCCATCGACAATATAAACGGAATTTAGCTTATCAAGCTCAAGCCCAATCGTTCCATCGTATTCGATCTTTATGTATGTAAGTTCAAGTGAGATAGAACTGTTCATTTGTTCTCCGGCTTTCATGCTTCCTGGATTTACAGACGATACTTTTCCTTTGACAACCACTTTCATCTGTGTTATCGTTGCTTGAGAATTTTCTGTGTTAAATCCCTGTACAGCTCCTCTTATTGTGATTCCGATGGGCTGATCTGTTCGCATAAGTTTAAATACATCGCTCGAAATTACACGAAACGGAATATCCATTTTGATTGAGCCAAATTGCCCAATTACCCCCTCTTCGATTTCTCCAAGAATTCCCGCACCACTGATTGTAGAAGTCTTTGCCTCCAGCGTTGGAAGTGTAATTTCTCCTGTTGTTCCGACAATTTGATTTGTGTCTTCTCCATCGTACACGTTAAAATTGTTGATTAATGTTGGATATGTCATACTCTTTCACCTCTATTCTGTAAATGCTGCGTAACTTTCTTCTAACGCATTAATGTCCATTTCAAAATCGGATTCAATAAATTCCATTGGAACATATGGTGCTAAGCAAAAATGGAATTTGAAATGCCCATTTATGATATTTTCGTTCGGATTTTCGTCCTTTCGAAATTCAATCTTATCTCCTGCGCAATATCCGGCAGCCTGATAGCTATTTCCTTTGATGTTTTCATTGTCAACAATCCCTTCGATTTTCTGTACAGTCGGAATTCCATCTATTTTGTTATGCACATTCACGATAAAATTGTTTTCTCTCCATGTAAAATATCGTCTGCAATTAATCCACCGATCCTTCGGATCTTCATTTGAAGGATAACAGGCTGTATTGTTTCCCCATGTTCTCCATCCTCCGTAATTTGTCGCTGCTACTACACCTATTGCATTTAATGTGTTTGCTTGCTGTTCATCCAAATACAGCTCAGAACCGTCTTGTAAACAAATAGCATCACATCCAATTAATTGATTGGATGGTGACTGTGCCGGAACTCCTCCGTTTTGCGCATCTGTATATTGAATAAGAGCCGCCATTACCGCCGAATAAGATACAATTACTTCTCCGTATTTAAGCATAGGCCACAATAGAATTGAATTCTTACCATTCACTCCAATGTTGTTTTTTCCCAACTCAACATCTGTATATTTTGTAGCCGTAGTTGTGTCTAAATCAATTAATGCCTGACAATTAAACATGCCGTTGATGTCCTCGCATTTGCTTTGCAGCATCGTAGCTACATTTTTTTTCTTAGAATATCCCGGAGCCAGAAGAGTTCCCGGAAACACTTGATATTTTGGAAATATGCTTCTTACAAGCTCTAACCCTGTTTCGGTTCCTGTATCTTCATCGTAGCTTCCAATGATATCCTCCTCTGTTACTGCCGTTGGATCCAAACAATATCCAGATGCTGTGATAGATGTTACCCCTGATGTATTTTCTGTATCTAACAAGGTAATCCGCACATTGTTGTCATCATCAAACGTTGCAATATAATCCGTATCTTCTGTAAGCTCTATATCCCCGTTTTTTACTACCAGTGTTGACAAAATTACCTCTTTCGATTCTATTGTCGCCTGACTATTTATCACGCTATACTCCGCTTCTTCCAAGGTTTTTCTATGCTTTTCCGGGTCTAGTACATTAATAAAAATCACAGGAGCTGTGCCAAATTTTTCAAACGATGCAAAAATACTTTGACACAATGTGTAATTTTCAAAATCCTCCGAATATCCTAATGCTTCAACCGCGCTTTCATAAGTTTCAGCATAGACTAGTTCATTAATTTTGGGGTTTTTTGCAATATTAACCGGTGCCGTTCCGATTACAACAGGAATCCCGGATAGAGTGCTTTGTGGTTCCGATACTTGCGTAGCCAATTCATTAATTTTTACACCATGATTGTATGCCATGTTTATTCCTCACTTTCTGAAATCTTTTTGTAGATAATGCTTAATGCACTATTCTTATTTGCAAGTTGCCTCTTTGCTTCTGCTACTTCTGACACTTTGACAAACATTTTTTTTATTGCTGGATTTGTTTCAATCAACTCCTCTGCAATCTTTGGAATCCCTCTTGCGTATGTAGTATTTGTTTTCAGCCCTTTCATGGCAGGACCTACGTATACCACTGCTTCCAGCGTAGTTTTTGTTTCTGTGTTTCCTTTTGTTGTTTCTTTGTTGCTTTTTACCGTTTCTTTGTTACCCTTTGTTGTTTTTGTCTCTTGTGTCTCAACCGCTTTACTCATAGAAACATCTCCTCTCTTCTTGGGATAAATGCCGGTACGAACGTCAAATCCATTCCTCCGAAAAAATATGGATACGTGTCTTCGTCATCAATTGCCCATTCAATTTTCCCTTTTTGATAAAATGTCTTTAACACATTGTTTTCGCTTAGTCTCAGCACAATTCTGTTAATCAGGTTCAACATAGTTTCTCCCTGATTTTCCAGTCCGTTGTCACAAAGGCCAAAAATAAGGAGAACCCGTATCGAATTCTCCTCGTCCTGTATAGCATTGTGACTTCCACTGATTAAGCGAATGATGCAGTACGGAAACGGATCATCTTCATCCGTATCCCGCTTTGGAAGGTTCTGTTTGAAAACACTTAGCTTTGTTCGTTCCCCATCTATATCCTTCCAATCAATTTCACTTGATACTTCTTGCAGCATCTCTTTGATTTCATCCTGTAGGTTTTGTGGTGTCATTTCTACCTCCTTGTTAAAATTTTGTATACAAAAAGGACGCCTGTTTTAGACGTCCTTCTTTTACTTTTTAAATTGTTCTTTTCATTTATGCACTCACATTCTTCATTGCTTTCTTGGCAGCTTTCATGCCTTGCATATACCCAAACCGAAAGCTGTTTGTGATTAGGTTGATTTTGTCATCACTTGCATTCAGAATGTCATACATATTTTCTGCTGTCATATCATATTTATCATCAATTTTACCTACTGTGCTATTGATTAATTGCATCGTATTTCGAACACTTCCCATAATAGCCGCCTCCCTATCTTGTCAATATATCCATTGATAATTGCTCATATGCCGGTATCTTTACTACAAATTCCGGTATGTCAATCCCTGCCTGCTGAAATAGTGATTTCACAACCATTGCAATTTCATGTGGTGGTACACCTTCACTCCGCATAATTCTTTCGAATAATTGTCCTGCGTTTGTAGCACTATTTAATGCTGACGGACTAACTGGGTACTGATATGTAATTGTAGGTGCTGGATGTGGATTAAAATAATTTTCTTCCAAACAATCAAACTGCTCCCAAGCTTTCTCCGTATCAAGAATTTTACAATGACGGCTTGCCCCACGTTTTGTCCAGAGATAAAGTTGTGACGTATTTTTTGAAACCATGTGACTATCAGTCACCAAGTTCTTAAATTCTCTCAATTCGTCACCTTCCAATAGATAAAAGTGCTTTCCTTGTTCAAACCTATTTTTATTTCTACTAAAATTCTTTTTTACGTTCTCAGCAGAAGTTCCATACACATCCGCTAACTGTGCAGTTGTAATAACTCTTTCGCCATTCCAATCAATAGCTACTATTTTCTTATCATTTACTCTTACTATTTCCTTTTGCATAATCTAAAAATCTCCTTTCGAAACCATTGCACCAATCCCGAAAGTACGATATAATATATTTATCAATACTTCGGTATTTGGTTGACTGGAAACACTCGGTTGTCTTGGTAGGATGTCGAGTGTTTCTTATTTTTTGTCCAACTTCTTAATGCCTCTACTTATTGCTTCTGTCTTATTCACATTTTCTCTTTCGCAATAATCCTCTAAAATTTTCTTATCGGTATCACTAATTCGTATACTTAATTTATTTGGTCTAGGATTATCAGTTGGTCTACCCATTTTCTTCTTTTCGATAGGAATCACCTCTTGACCTTGCCTTTTCCCCAAATATATGTTACATTCTATTTGGGTGCTGGTGGTGGCAAGTACCACCAGCTTTTTTTGGTTTGGCTCTGTTGATACAGAGCTTTTTTAATCTTCCAATGTCTTTTGCAAATTCTCAATGACTTTATCCAGTTTTTTCATCTTTCTTTTCACTTTCTTTTTCCTCTTTAATTTCCTTGAGGTCATCCAATACGAACCGAACAAATCCATTGAATTGCTTATCTGTCATTCCCATATCAACCATTTGTATTCTCCTTTCCGGCTCCTTGCCTGCCTTACTCGTTAAGTATTCCTTAACTGTAACTTTATTATACACTTTTGCCAGACAAATGTCAATACTTTTGCCAGACAAAATTCAAAAGATTTTCTATCGTTCAGAAAATGATTGTAGATTTTCCTTCAATTTTTATGTTACACAAAGATGTAGGTTATGCGCAACCCCTATTTGTAAATTTTTTTTAGTTTTTTTCCATCCTACCTAGAACAAAAAGGACATAGCCTTTCGCTACATCCCACTTTGCTTTTTGGGAGGTTGAAAGCATACCTCAACATGACTTCTCCCAGCAATTTACTTTATCACTTTGCTGTCTTTTTCTTCATAATCATTGCAAATTGCTTTTCTATATTACTTGCCAACAATTCTCGTATCTCAGGCTCAACTATTTCGTTTAGTGCCTCTTTGTTTCCAAGCATTTGAGGAACGGACGGGCTTAACAGTTTTTTCAGTCTGTAATCCACATATTTGTATTTCTGCCCTCCATGATGCCCTTCCTCCTTTTGCTTTTCTGTTAATGGCTCTCTTACCACAACTGCAATATGATTGTTTTGTCTAAATTGAGTGACAAATGCCTTTATCCCTTTGCTTTTCAGTTCCGACATCCCAGACGCTGTCATTACTTTACCTTTGATTGCATCTGGTCTGTTTTTTCCTCTCGAAACTGTCATATTATCAACGGTAAATTGCTTAATTTCGTTCGCAGGCCCTTTTGCACTGATTTCTGCCATCATGTCACCATATGCTACCTTTTTTGCAGTTCTAAGCTTCATTTCATTTAAGAAATTTGCTTTTTCTTCGTAGTCATATCTCTTTGCTGCCTCTTTTGCTGTGGTTTTCATGGCTTTCCTAGCAGTTCTGTTGATTGCATTTTTTAACACTCTTTCACTGTCATTTCCAAGTGCATTCAGTACACTGCAAATTCTGTCTTCATTTGTATCCACTCTAACGACCAGCATCTTGTCACCTCCGTTCTGCTAACTTTTTACCGCCCTTAATGATATGGAATAAATTCCATCTTCATCTATTGCATCTACCACTGTGTAGCTTTTCTTATCAAAACGCATTACACTTCCGATGTTTGGAAGCTTATCTCCGAATGTAGTTGCAGACACATAAAATAACACCTGCTTCAAAAAAATGCCGTCTGCATGCGACGATATTCTCTTTTCTCTTTCAATTTCCTCATTGTTGTCTACGATCACTAACATCATGTCGCCTTTAACCTCATGTTCTTCTCCAAATTCATCTGGATTTAAAAATACCTTTTTTGTGTCCTGCGCCACTAGCTCTTTGAAATTCATTTCTTTTTCGATACCTTTCCTACAAGATCATCTTCGCTTGTCTTAGGAACAGATTCCCCGGTCAAACCCGCAGGAGCTGTGACCGGTTTTGCTTTCGCCTTTTTCTTCTGTTTCCCTTCTATGATTTCGATTTCTTCATCGTCCTCTAACTTTGCAGTACCAGCTTCCAACCAAGCCGTTTTCATTCCTTCATCATTTTGTGGAAGTTCATCTCCCGGTTTATACTGCTTAGACAAGTATAAGATGTGCTTTACCGCTATAAGTTTTTGCATACCTTATTCACCCTCCAATTATCCCAGTAATTTTACTAATACTGTAGTAGTTGTTGTTCCTGCTACTGAAGCTGCATATCCAGCCTGCACATTTCCGGACGCTGTTTTTGTAATTTCTCCTGACGATTCATCAAAATAGACTAAGTCCCCAAACGCAATCTCATCGCTCGCAGCTTTCGTCATTTCAAAAACTCCTGCCACATGCAACGAACCTGTCTCTCCGGGATTGATATCCGTTCCAACAACTCCTACAATATTTCCTCCAGCTACTACCGTATTTGCTTCAATCACACTTGATGTTTCATTTTTATAATCTAGCGCTTCTCCTCTTTGCCAAAATGTCGCTTTCATCTCTCATTCCTCCTTACGATAATGGATTTGCGATTTCAATTCCCGGATTCTTAACTGCTCCTCTATAATCCATAACAGTAATTCCCCAATCAAGATAAATATCCCAAACAAAACCAAGCTGTCCAGGGGTTTCCATTCTTCTGATCGTTGGAATTTCCTGTCCGTTCAAGTAATCCACTTCAATAAAGTCTGTGTCATCTTTTGCTCCAAGCACAAACCAAGGAGCTGCATTTGAACCTGCTAATACATTCAAAGTAGGATCTTCAACAACTTCAATGCTGTTTCTGTATGCATACAATGGATTCGCAGTTTGTGTATTATCGCTTGTCTGGATTGTAGGGCTATTGAATATTGCATAAAAATCAAAGCTATATCCAACCGGGCAAACAATAGTTGCTGGTCTAATAATAATCGCCTCTCCAAACTCATCCTTCTGCATCTGCAAACCTAAAAACATCTTCTGTAACGCATCTCTTGTAATTCCTGTTCCTGTCGCAATGATGTTTTTTGTGATTTTGTCGAGAATAAGCTTGTACCATCATATACAGCCGGATTGTTCACTAAAATCTGGCAACACTGTTTGTTTATTGTCTTTCTTGCAGATGCAGCATATTTCGCTGGTACTCTCGATAAGAAATCAATGTCGTCATTGATAAATGCTTGTCTTGTCATTGAGAACTGGCGTCCATACGTTTTTAACTTTCTTGTTGGACGTTTCTCGTCTGTTGGAAGGTCTGCTTTCAATTCTCCACCTTCTGGCACTTCTAAGAATTCCCCCGCAGGTCCTGCTAAATAATTGTTGTCATGTGTCTTAAAATCCTTCAAAGTTCCTTTCTTTGTCCACTTATCAAATGTAACAGGTGCGGTTCTGNGTCCTTCCACATATGCTTTGTTGATTGCCTGATCTAAAATGGAAGGGAATGCAGCGGTCGGATTCATATATTGTCTCTGTAATGTGTCTAATACCTGGTCAGGTGTCTGCCTTAACAATTGGCTTGTATTTGCTCCTTCTCTTCCCATCGTATCAATAGCAAGATCTCTCAATGACATTCCCCTTAGTTCTCTCGCACCTTCCGCTGGATTTTCAACGCTTACGCCACCTCTCATCACAAGTGCGTCTGCTGCTGCTGTTCTGTATTTATCTTCCGCATCCGCTGTAACGCTTGCGTCTGCCATTCCTTTTGCTCCAACCGGTGCATGAGACTGCATCAGCTTGTCCATAATAAGAGTTCTTACTTCGTCAATAGTCTTTCCTTCGCCAATATACTGCTCCGGTTCAATTTCAAAGCTTCTGCACATATTTGTAATTTCAGAAATTCTTGTTCTCTCTGCCTCTGTTGCTCTCTGTGCAATCTGTTCAGCGCCCTCTGTCTGATTCGTCTCCGACGGTGGTCCATTAGGTTGCTGTGTAAATCCTCTTTTTAAAAGTTCATCGCATGTCTCAATTTCTCTCTGCAGTTCGTCAAATTCTGCCTGCTCTTCCGCAGTCAAATCTCTCTGCTCTTTTTTTGCTGCATTGACAAGCTCCTGCTGTCTAAGCATAGCTTTTTCTTTTCTTTCTTTTGGTCCCATCTTTCTTCCTCCTAGTCTCTGTTTTTATTTACTTGCAGTTGCTTTTCATATAAATTTAAAAGCGACTGTTTGTTTCTTTGTCCTTCCATCTCTCTTCCAACCCCAACGGTTTGCATCCGCTGGTACTGGTACGATAGAAATCTCATACGGCCACCACTTTTTTGCAATCGAACATGGACCTGTAAATCTTCCATCACTTGACTGTTTGTTCGAAATCACTTCTTCCCATACATCCACTCTGTATCCTACGGACACTCCTTTAAGCGTACCTGACTTTACTTTCTGATAAATCTTTTCCGCATCTTCGTCCGTATCAAACTCAATCTCTGCTTCTCCTCGATTATTTTCAATCCAAACTTTAGATACTTTACCAAGCACAAAATTTCTATCATGGTTATATAAGACGCATCCCATAGTTGCCAAACGCTCAAGGTCCACACATCCTTCTGAATGGTCAAGAATTTCCGGGCCAAACCATCGTTTGTATGGTTCTTCCGATGAAAAGCTTAGTCGAAATTTTCTCTCTTCTCCTTCCATAGCTCTTATGGAATTTACCAACAAGTCCCTTGTTAATCTATCCTTGTTTGTTGTACTTGTCCCCAAACATTACACCTCCAATCTCAATTCCTTTTTGTTTCCCATATTCCATGGCTGCTGCCATTTCATCTATAGCCTCTCTCCAATCCATCCCATTTTCAGCACATATCTGTTTAAATGTTTTTTCGCCCTGTTTGCATTGCAATCTTATTCGCATTACTTTCTTTCAATGGGTCAATCCATCTCTTAGGGGCTTGAATCCAGCTGTGTGTGAAATATTCGTCTTTTTTCTGCCAAAAGTCTTTTATTTCCACCAAACCACTTAGCACGAGAGAAATCAGAAATGTTTCATATATTTCATCCATGATTTGAAGCAATATCTCTTTGTCATCTTCATACGTCAAATCATCCTCGATGGCTCCTTGTCTGGCAGATGAATAATTACTCTCAGACATGTCCCTCGACGTCGCTTCATAACTGACTCCTTGGCCTGCTCCAATCATTCTTTGTTGTAATTTTATATAGCTTGATGCATCCGTTGCCTGGCCGGATGGATTAACCGCATCTATTTCATCTCCGGGATTTAAGTTCATGATCATTCCGGGTGTCAATGTCTTCCCTTGATAATTGTACTTTTCTCCATCTCCTGCCGTTGATGCTCTTCCAATCTGTCCAGATGGTGTCTGCCTCTTAATAAATACTGACAAGCAAGCTTCAATTCTTTGTTTTACTGATACAGCAGTCATAAATTCATTTGTATCTCGTATTCTAGGCATTGTTTGTGTTAGATCAGAAATTTCTCTCACCTGTGATGGCCTTTTCTTTTGATATGAATAAATCATATCTTTTGCAGGAATAAATTTGGGTAATTGCATACTCATCCCATCAATATCGTATTGTCTAATCCAATATCCAACTGGTCTATTGTATGAATTCATCTCAATCCCACCTACCACTTTGTTTCCCTTGTGGTAAGGATTCATAACACTTACATCCAACTCATCCACTTCCAAACATTGCAATTTAAAAGGTATTAGTCCTCCGGATGTGTATACTTTATGTATCAAAATTCCTCCGTCGATCTTCTTTCGCCCTACGCACATTCTTAGTATCTGATGAAAACTTTGTGTTCCTGTAACATCGCAATTCTGTTTCTTGCACCATATTGTCCAATATTTTTCAATCAGCGAATTCAGATCCTCATTTTCTGTTCTGCTTTGTAGTGTATAACCTCCGCCAATTACATTTCTTACAAAAGCACTTGTTACTTGAATTCATAATATCTGAATTTCGTTCCAAATCTCTTGCCCTTGCTCTGATGTTGTCACGGTATGGCCTGTTTGTCATTTCTGCGGATTGATTTGTTACTCTCCAATTCGCATTTAATCTTCCGTAGTCTCCTGCATCATAACTCCTTTGCACTTCAAGCTCCTTACGCCATACCTCACGCTCATACCCTCTTTTAGGAGATATCGCACCTACGATACGATCTATCCAGTTCATACTTTACCTCCCATCGAATACTGATACTACTGTGTTTCCAAATAATTGTTCCGGTTCTTCACTGGCCTGCACTTGCAGTTCATTTTTCAAGCTTCTTAATTCGCTTAAATCTGCTCTTTTCAGTTGTCTGGAACCAATCTTGTATGACTGCCCACCAACCAAGACTGTATTGATTGCGTTATCTACTTCTTCCAACATTTCTTCAGTTGTCATTATCAATTCCCTCCCATCCAACTTTCATTGCTTTGTATCCAACTTTCCTTTTTGTCTTCTTTTTGTTGCACCGGTGCAACTTCTTCTTTTTGTTCATCTTGCAAATGAAACATTCTGGCTCCTAATGTGTCTGCTGCTGCCATGCAGTATACTTCCGTGTCAAGATAGTGATTTGTCTGCATGCGACGTTTTTTGCACCCATACCATTTTTGGCTTTTTCCGCCTTTTTTCACCGATACTTTGTGTTCTGCAGTTACTTGTATTGCATATTCCTCGTCACATCCGTCATATACCATCCATGAACCTGTTCCATTTTCTTTTCTCATTCTGGCTGCTATCATGTCCTTGTATTTTCCACCGTCCACGATTACCAAATTCATTCCATGCGCTTTTGATGTTGCTTTGTTCACTGTTGAAAATTTGAAATGTGATTGCATCGGATTGCTAGATCCTTTAACTGGTAAAGCCCACTCTGAATTTCTTGCACAAAAATCATATACTTCATCTGCATTGTATCCAGAGTCTATCAAACACAATGCAACAACCATCTGTTCTCCGTCTTCCTTGTAGTAAGCCAGATTCATAACCTGTTCAACATCGTTTAACGAAAAAATTTGTCCATGTGCTATATTTTGTGATGTCAGGAAATTTCCAAATGCTCTTATCGAGTAATATAAGCAATTTTCCTGCACATCCACTCCTCCAGTGAGTATCTTCGTCCATGGTGGAACCACTAAAGCTGGAAGTTCTGTCTGTCTTTCTAATACCAATTCAGCACTGGTCTTCAGCTTTGTGTCTTCCCATGGTTCTGCCAACCACGAATTCACAAAGTTCTGTAGCTCTTCTGGATCATCTTTGCTGTTTAAAAATTCAAGTGCTATATCATGCCATGTAAGAAATCTTGAATATAGTGCATTCAACCAAAAAGACACCTTGCGTGCTTTCCCCACACAGGTGCCTTTTACATCTCTCCATTCTCCAGCCCGGAGCATCTTTATTTTGTCTTTATCTGTAATAAAACATCCACAATGTTCGCAGACATAAATTGCTGTTTTTGCTCTTTCCTCATTTGTCATTCCTTCTTCATTTTCAAACTTAATTTGCTTCCACTTAAACGTAAAGTATTCTCCGCAATGTGGACATGGCACAAAGTAGTGTCTCTGTTCATCTGCATCCTCATGTATTCTCCATACATAATTTGTTTTTAATGTTGGAGTAGAACATGTATATATTTTTCGAGAATAGTTGAATGTTTTTGTACGTTCTTTCGCCAGTTTGTATGGTGATGCTTCTTTTTTACTAGCCCCATCCATCTTATCTATTTCATCGAAAAATAGATATTTAATAGCTTTTGATGCTAATTTACCTGGCGAATGTGATCCTCTCAAATAAATTGACATTCCTCGGAACTTCAAATTTAATTCTTTTGACGAATTCCTGTGAAACCTATCATTGATCTCCTTTGTCTTTGTGAGGGATGGTTTTAATCTGTCATTAGATGTATCTTTTGCTAGTTCATCATCCGGATATACAATCATAGTCGGCGATGGATTTTGAGTGATAATCCATCCTAACATGTTTAACATCGCTTCCGTTCCTCCTACCTGTGTAGGTTTACAGAAATTTATCTCTTGGATATACGAATCGTTGAATGCATCCATAATCCCGATTAGATAAGGAGTGATATCATTCGACCATTTTCCTGAAAAATTGCTCGTTTCATCTAATATCCTATATTTTTCGGCCCACTCGCTAACTGTTAATTTTTCCGGCTTTTTCAGATTTGAGCTAATTACGCTTACAAATAAATTCCTTGTCCGCTTTCTTGATCGTTGCTTTTCTATTGACGACATATAATCACATCCTATTCCTCTTCCTCCTCATCATCGTCTTCAAATAACTGAGCTACTGTTTCTTTATCAATCTTATACGGATCATATTCTGCTAATTCATCTAGTGCTGTAAGCACTTCTTTTTCAAGAAGTTCTGTTACAACATTTATATCATCCTCCCCAGTGATAAGCGGAGCTGTTTTTTGTGGCAAATTGAGTAATTTGTTTTTGAAATTTACTAACATATCCGTCAAGAATTCTTCCACATCTTGTGCTTCATGTAATTCTCTTCTCAGCTTTCTCAGCTTCAGCATTGAAATTTTTTTCTTTATCTGCTCGTGCTCTGCCTGTTCCTTTTCCCGATTATAATTTGTACCCTGTGGTGCTTCCGTTTCCAACTTGTAATTTATGTACTCCGGAACACATTTCTCAAGACAGTAATTTTTTTTAGCTTTTCCTGCACTCATTCCCTTCTCGAATAAGCCGAATTCTTGCTTTAGCTGTCGGATCCGTCTGTCTGTTACTCCCAAAATTGCAGCGAGTTCTTTCTGATTAACATCCATTTTTCTCCAACCGCCTCTCTGTCTAATTCAAAATGAGGAAGGAAGTGTTCAAAAAATTTTGATTTCACAGGCAAAAATACCGCGCCTCGTTAGCCCCGCACGGCAGCTTTCCGATAAAGTACCTACAAATTTTTCTCTCTTCCTCTCAAATAAAAAGAGCGCATACCACCGTTTCCTGTACGCACTCCTCTTATTTCATGTTTGCTACTTTCTTTTTCTGTCCACTCTATCACTATATCACATCAAGATGTAAAGTTGTGTAAAGACTTTTCATTCTCTCCTATTTTCTTTTATTTATCATTACTCTTATCTTCTTGAAGCCTAATAGCTTGTCTAGTCCTGCGTTCAGATGGTTGTTAGCCGCCTGTCTTGTCATGTTCTCAAGACTCTCAATGCTTTTCCAATCTTTTCCGTCAATATATCTATATTCCATTATCCTTCTATCTGTATCTCCTTCATCCAGAAAATTCATTACATCCATTACTGCTATCATTGCACGTTCCAGCTCTTCATTTTGCTTAATTATCCTCTCCTCTATTTCTGCCATCTTAATTGTAAATCCTGCAGCTCCAGCCCCTACATTATTGGTTGTACTATGTGGTGTCGGTGAATATCCTATCCCCCCTATTGGCATTGACATCTCTTTTTGTATATCTTTTAGTCTTGTTTCGAGTTGTTTCTTTCTTTTTTTGCAATCATTGTATTTCCATAGAAATTTTCTCAATTCATCTCTCTCTTTTTCCTGATTTCTAAATTCATTTTCCAATATCAGCACTCCTCCGCATATTTTCTTGGCTAGTCTCATGTTCCTTTGCACAACATTTCCAATTTTTCAGAATTCCTTCTACTGGTTCTCCAGTCTGCACAGCCTCTAATGCTTGACAGTTTGGTACACCTGCGTTTATTAGTCTCAACAGCTACTTAAGCAATACCAAATATATTGTAAAGCTATATAAATGTTTCTTATTATCCAAAATCTCTGCTGCCTGCTCTGCAAATTCTAAGGATGTTACTGCTGCTATATTTGCTAATATTTCCCTCTCCTGTTGCCGTTGATGTACTTCTTGTTCTATCCCTTTTACTATTTCTAGTAAACTCATGCAGTTTGCCACCTCCTCTTCTCATATACAAAAATTATATTACTACTTCGTATGTATATCTGTGTATAGAAAACTCTGTCTTATTTCCCCGTTACGGGCCTTTCTTACACATGTTACAAAGTATTTGTATTTCTTCTCTATTGTCCAGCTTTCAGTTATCTGTTCGAATGCTCCTTGTGATCCTTCTCTTTCTGTTCTTGTGATTTTGATAACTTGTCCTTCTTTGAAAGATTGTCTTATGTCATCTATACAGATTCCATGGTATTTTAGGTTATCACTTCTGGTTCTCATGATATCCCTCCTCTTTGGTTGCACCGGTGCAACTTTTGTATGGTTCGGGTAATTGCTGCCATGCGAGTACATCGCTCTTAATTACAATATCTGTGCTCGATTTTTCCCACTGTTGTAACCTTTCACTGCATAAAATCCATTTATTTTGTGTGTTAAAGTCTCGTTCTATTGAGCTTAAAATTTCTTTTTGAAGGTCGAGGGCAATTCCGGATTCTTTTATTGCTGCTGTAGCTTCTTTGTATGTTTGTTCTGTCATTTTAGTTCACTCCAATCCAATTTTTGACCGCAAGATAAGCAAAATGGTAAGCTATCCTTTCTACCCATGAGGACTAGCGGATATTTCTTCCATTTATGCAAAAGAATATTTCCGCAAACAGGACAACTATAATATTTATCCTCATACTCTTTAGGTTTTTTCTGGATTTGCTTTTCCAACGCCTGAATAGCCATATCGCACATTTGTTTTTTGCAACTCTCCAACACTCTCATCTTCGGCACAGTCTTTTGTTATCTGCAAATATTTAATCGCTTCCTGTACTGTCATGACTGCACCTCCTTGATATGTAGCCGGTAATAATTTTCCCCCGGTTCAGCTCCCCATTCTGGATTTCCATACCCGATAGACAATCTTACTATTGCAAACAATGTTGGACTATTCTTTGAATATCCATTACGGAATGCTACTTCAATATCTTTTGTTTTTCCTCGCCTAGCAAGAAGTTTATGAAATTTTTCTATTTCGCTTTTTGGTAAACCAAGCTCTTTCATAAATCTGCTTGTCCAATATTGTTTGATTTCTCGATATTCCTCTTTCTTCTCCCCAGAAAGTATCATATCGAACCATTTCTTTTCAATTGGAAGAATTAACATTCTTCTGCACCACCTTTCTTTTCTTTTACTTTCCAGCCGAATAAAGTCTTTTTTGCAATAATCAAATTGCACTTATCAGTTCTACACACTTTTGTGTCAAAGAAAACCCATCTTTCTTCTAGTAATTTTGCTCCGCATTTTTTACATATGCGAGGTGCTATAGTGTATATTTTCTTACAATCTGCACACTGTCTATATTCTTTATATTCTGCCATCTGTTTTTCCTCCTTCTATATAGTTACTAAGTAAGGGAGTGGATGAACGCGATAAAAAGTTGGTATCTGATTTGTTTCTTTTAACCATTCGTTCAGAACTTTATCTATTGCAGCCTGCAACTTATCTTCATCCTTGTATCCTTTTTGTTCGAATTCCGGCCAGTCCTCTGTTATCTCTCCGCACTCTTCGTAAGCATCTTTTCCTATTTTATCTAATAAAAATCCTGCGTCCAATTTTGGAACATAGTCTTCGCAAATCCCAATTACAATTGTATCACCTTGTTTTTTCCCTTCTTTTATGGCATCTTCGATGCACTCTTTGATACTGTCAAATCTACCATGCCGCCAAAATTCATCCGTTCGATTTTCGTTCCATGTATATTCTTTACTTCCCATGTTCTTCTTTCTCCTTTTTAATATTTAATTTCTGTGTTCTTTTCTATTGAAAAATCTAGTTTTTGTCCGCAATTAGCACAATAATTATCTTCACTTTGAATACTATTGCACACTGGACATTTCCCGTATACATTCTGTACTAATGTACTGTACGGAAAATGTGATATTTTTTTATCTTGTACCTCCATGGATTCTTGCTTTTCCTTTATCTTTCTGCACTCGGCTACTGTTCCAATTTTCTGGTACTCTTTCAGCTCTTCCAGCCATTTTGCAATTTGCTCATGTTCTTCCATAGTCCAATAACTTTTTTTGGTTTTCAACAACTTTCATCTTTTCAGCTACTAACTCCAACTTCTCTATTGTTCTGTCAATCGTCATTTACTCCACCACTTTCATTTTTCTTTATGAGTTCAAGCAATCGTGACAGTTCATCATTAAAATTCCACCACTATAATGCAAATTGTTAAATCTCGATACCTTGCAAGGCTGAAATTTCCCGTCGTCAATTATGCGTTTGCTTGTGCTATGAATTTTGCTAAATCATATATGCTTGTTACTTGATGACCATTACAAGCCTGCAGTTCTGGGGCAAAGCTGGGTACAAAGAGACTCTGAAGGACAAACCTGACCCTTGCATCTGTACACATGTACCATGCATGGC